GTAATATTTGAATAAACTACGCTTAAAGGAGCTAATGGACTACTCGTACCTATCCCTACTCTGTTATTAGTAGAATCTACATATAATGTATTCGTATCTACAGTTAGACCTGCAAAACTTGGTGAATCACCGGGCGCTACCGGAGTATACCCTAGTTTGTCAGTAATGGCAGTTGTATGTAACTTTGCCGCAGTAATTTCATTATCAGGTATATCAGTAATTGTAATAGCACCTGATGCAATCTTATCTGCAGTAACTGCATTATCTGATAATGTTTTACTTGATACTTTTGTAAGTGCCATTAGTTATTCTCCAACGTTTGTATTCTTGTTTCTAATGTTTCTATCTTGGTAATAGCTTCTTGTAGTGCTGCTGTTAATAATGGTACAAGTTTAGATTGGTCTATGCCTTGATAGACTGGATTACCTTCGTCATCAACTTCATCTTTAGTTCCAGCGACTGATTCAGGTACAACTGTTTGTGCTTCGTGTGCTAGGAATCCTTCACCATGAGAACCATCTTGTGTCCATGTCCATGTGCTAGGTTTAAGTTGTTTTAGTCTATCTATACTGCCACTCATTGGAGCAACATTTTCTTTTACACGATAGTCTGATGATGTAATGTAGGAAGTTGTTGTTACATTTACTTGTATTCTTCCTATTTGTCCGTTTGGATTTTGAAAACTTATAGCGTTTCTAGCCTCAGTTGTAGTACAGTCTGTAACCATTCCATTGCTATCATGCCGATAAACTATTTTTCCACTACCTGTAGCTGTAGTAGTATTAATTAATAAACTACCACTAGAGTCTATACGCATACGCTCTGCTGTTGTTCCATTATCTTGAGTTTCAAAAGTCATTATTGCATCTGATGATGCAGCATCTGTATATCCAGATGTTGCATAAACTTGAATAGCTGCCATGTCTTGAACTGAATTGTTATCTGAACGAGTAGTTTCAAATGTTAATCTTGAACCATAACCGCTAGTAGTATTTCTAATATTAATACCTTCTGTTTGACTAGCTACTGACCTAAATACAGATAAAGACTCAGTTGGACTACTTGTACCAATACCTACACGATTATTAGTAGCATCTACATACAATGTATTCGTATCTACTGCCATGCCATTAGCGGTAATAGATGTAATTGTTGCGCCACCAGCTTGTAAGTTTATTTCACCAGATGTATCTGATGTTAATACTAAGCCGTTGGTTGTATCTGCGTTTATATTTACTGACATATTATAGTACCACCCATCGTTGTCCAGAAGGAACAGTTACTGAAACCCCACTACTAATTGTAATAGGACCTACTGAGAATCCATTAGTGTTTGTTGATAGTGTATAAGAAGATGTAATTGATTGAGCATTTTCATAGATAGCTCCACCAGCAGAGGCACCTCCACCAATAGAACCCCAGTCTGTTGTATACCCTTCAAAGTTTCCAGTTGAAGAGTTATAACGTAACATACCTGCTGCAGGAGATCCTGGTCGTTCTGCTGTTGTACCTGTAGGTACTTCTAATGAACCTGTACCTGTCATTTCAATTTGATCAGGTGCATAGACATAAGCCAGTATCTGAGAGCCAGTTACTTTCTTAGACGTACCTGATTCATTGATTTCAAATTCATTAGCATCAGCTACGTTAGCTGCTGCCGTTAAACCTGAGATTTTTACATTTGCCATTTAAAGTACCCTTTTCCAGTTTCCATTTTCATTTACATAAATTTTACTAGGAATAACCCATGATCCATTTCTTTTAACATAAACATTTAAAAGATTTTCCCATGCTCCTCCATTTTTAACATAAGCTTGACTATTAAATCCTATCAATGAAGCTGTCGCTGATAGTGTTGATGTTATTTGATTTAATATAATATCATTTGTTATCCTTGTATCACCTTGTTCCGTAATACGAATATCATTTGCTTCTGTTTCTCTTATTGCAATTTGAGGATTCTGATCTACTTGTCCATAGTGAAGTGTCATTAGTATACTCTCCTCCATGAACCACTTACTTTTTTATAAATAAACTTAGGTTCTTTCCAAGTACCATTATGCTTAACGTATGGAATTGATTCTTTCCAGTCAAATCCTTGTTTATAATACATTGTACTATCAAAAGGAAGAGCTGTCATACTTCCTACTGCATCAAGCTGTTTACTTACATAATAAATCTTTAATCCTGTAGAACTTAAAGTACCTGTTCCTGTAATATCTAAAGCACCTTTGGCTGTTAGATCAGGATTATTGTCTAAAGTTCCTGTAGCGTTTAAACTACTTACACCTTTTGCTTGGAGTGTTGGATCTATAGCCACTGAACCTGTTGCACTCATTTCAGATTTACCTGAGAACATTCCAATACCCACAAAAACATCACTGCCCTGTGTTGTCAGATCAGCAACACCTTGAACTGTTAAACGAGGTACTGCAATTAATGTTCCTTCACCTGAAACAGAAGATTCTCCATACTGGATTCTAACACCTTCTGCTGCAAAAGATCCAACTCCATCTATATCTACTGTTGATCTTAAAGTTAAACTAGGTAAAGCTACTTGAGTTCCTGTACCTGTAAGAGCACTTGCTCCTGGTTGTTTCCTAGTTCCTACACTACTTAAAGATCCTGCTCCATTAAGAGCTGAGCTTCCATACGTTGTTAGACTAGAAGCTCCTGTTATTGAACCTGTTGCGTTTAAATCTGCAAAGGCTTCAATGAATTGTTCAGTAATCCTGAACACACTGGCTTCAGTGATTCGATAGTTACCATCCTCGGTAATACGAAAACCATCAGCCATAAGTTATCCTTAAGCGATTGTTAAATCAATATTACCAACAGAGAATTCTAATGTGTCACCATCTGCTACTGTTTTAGAAGCAGTCATAGCACCATGCCATAATAGATTGCCTCCTGTAGAAGCATCAAAATACCAATATGAGTGACTGTGCCAAAAGAACCACCTGAAGCAGTAAAAGAAACTACACCTGCATTTGATGTTGTACCTCCTGGTGATGAAGCTGCATCAAAAGTTACTGCTTGTCTTGAGTAACCTGAACCTGATACTTCGGTACCACCTCCACTATCAGAAGGTGCTGCCGTATATAATGCGACATACCATGCTGTTGGTCTTGTAGCAGAACCTGTTGTCATTAGCCAATCTAATAACAGAGCCTCTGCGTGATCTGATAAAGCTGCCATTTTTTCTCCTTATGAAGTTACTTTAAACCAAATATCTCCATCATTACCACCAGAAGGAGAATCTGTACTGATTGTTACTCTATCCACTAAAGCTAAATAGTTATTATAAATGGTTTGCATTTGAGCAATAATATCAACGCCTCCTACTTCAACAGAGCTTACGTTAATAATACTATTACTGTTCATGTCTAGATCGTTTTCCATCTGGTTAGGTTCACCTGCTGGATTATTACGATATAGTACTTTACTATTTAATTCTGTTTCAATCGAGTCAAAAGCATCGTTTAATGCTGTTGTACTTGCGTACCCTGAAGTAATATTACTAATGTTTATTTTAGCCATTACGTTTCCTTCTAGCCTCTTTTGTTAAATTAGTTTTAGCAGAAACCACTCGAAGGTTACTGCGTTTATTAGAACCACCATTCTTAAGGGTAGTCTTGTGATCTACTTGTCTTGGATCACCTACTTTAAGTCCCATTGTCTTACGAGCAGCATTACGCTTTGCTCGATCTTTTACTCGTGTAGGTTTCTTTTTCTTTTCCCAAGAGAGCTCTTTCTTGTAGTCTCTCTTACCATTGGTCATGTATGGCATTACGGATAAAGATACAACGCACCATTAGTGTCGAAGTACTCCTTCATAAGATCTGCTAGTGACTTCTTAGAAGAACTGAGATCTGTTTGTAATGCAACACGAAGACCATCGTTATATTCTGTTGGATAACCATTAGTAGCACAGTAAGCTATAAATGTATCCTGTACTGGAAACTTCATCATTTCTTACTTCCTCCTTCGACTACTTTAAGACCAATTCGTTCCATGTCATTGTTTAATTCTTTCACTGCTCCTGCTTGGATCTTACGTTCACGTTCTAGTTCTGCTTTAGAAGGACGACCTCGTTTAGAGACGTAGCCTTTGTCAGCAAGATACTTTGCAGCGT